CTTCTTGCTTCTTAGCATTTAATTTCAACCTTATTTGGAGGTCCTTATGGACGACCCAAACCTGAATGGACCTGTTGCACCGAATCCTAGCATCTTTGCTCGGGATTTAATTGCAGCTGGTCTCACTCTTCTTGTCGTAATCGAGTCTCAGCGTGAAGGTGTAGACCTTAACGCTGCTCTCGACGCCCTTAACACGGCGATATCAGTGCTATCTGTTTAACAGTGGCATTGATAAAACATTTACTTTCACTCATAAGAGGAAATTATCATGGATAACCATGTTAGTAAAAACGTCGAACACGATTTTGTTCTCGCTTACTTATCGTCACTTGACTGCTCTCGCAGTCTTGCTGTTGCCATCATGTATCGTTACGGTGAATACGAACAGATTATCAATCTGTCCTTTACGCCTATCTGGTACAATGACTTCGCTACAGCACGTGACTCTCTACTCGCGACCGAACTTCTTCGTAAGCATGCTGACCTTCCGACATCCGTCGATAAGGATCATGTTTGCCTTGAGAAGTTCTTCGAGTCAGAGAAACTTTGCCGCGAAACTAATGATCTTTTCTTTAGCGCAGCACTGCTGCCTAACTACCACATTCTTTCGAATGCCCGTAGAAAAATAGAAAAGATTCTCGGTTCGTTTCAAAGAGATGAGTTTGTTGATAGTTGCTGCTGGGGGCCTGGCGCTACCCTTTCCATAAAAAGAAAGGACGCCACGTACGCAAATAAATTTCGGAATAACTCCGAGTTTACCTTGGCATCCTACAACTTCGTAAAAACCTGGTTCACTAGCCAATTTCCAAACTGGCTACTGAAACCCAGAATATACGAAGGTAGTAGGATTATTACAGTCCCCAAAACCGCAAAAACGAACCGTGTCATTGCCATAGAACCTTCTGTGAACTTGTTCTTACAGAAAGGGATTGGCAGTATGATCCGGTCACGCCTGCGGACCTTTGGTGTTAATCTTAATTCACAAGAGAGGAATCAACAGCTTGCAAAAATAGCAAGT